ACGATGAAAGAAGTTGGAAGTACTCCTACCCCGACTGCCATCCCAGCGACTGACAGCTGCCTTCCGGGAAGCATCAAAGCCGCTTCCAGGGTGTTCATTGTTGACTGTAAGTCGGCTTCAGAGCTACCGAAGAAAACGCACCGCAAGTCAATCAGTACATCTACGGCGGTAATCGAGCGGCCTGTGTCGTCGTAGACGGGTTCCAACACAAAGGCGTAAGTCGGAGGAAGGGACTTGTACGCTGAGTCCGCACCACCGAACTGCACCCCGTTGTAGGTGATAGTGGCTCCGCTCAAGTTGGTGTTGACGATAGCTCCCATTTACACGTCCAGTCCAACGTTTAGGTTAGTAAATGGCGGAGGTGCTACGAAGCCTGCGGGCTGTTGGTCTGTTTCTAAGAACGGGGCAGGCAGCGTGGGCATCTTCAATTCATAGTCCCAATACCGGAGCGGGTTGAGGTGTATATCTTCGAACTCATTTAGATCGGGAATTGGGGGTGCCCCGAACCCTGAACCGGCTGGGGTAATCGCCCGAACTATTGCGGTGACGATGGCTTGTACGTAGGTTTTGTTTGACTCGGAGAAGTCTTTGGCTCCTCCTGTAATCGCCTTAATGCCTTCTAAGAACCGGTTGACATCCTTGAGCAAAGGCTCTGAAATAATATCCCGGACGGTCTGGGTGTCTGAGCTGATTTGGCTCTTGCGGGTTATGAACTCAGCTACTTCGTCCCCCAATATACGGCTAGTGCGGAGGTTAGCCTGAAGCTGCCGAACGTGGGCTTCAGCTTCAGCGGCTGCCACGTTGGGGTCTAATCCTTGGAGTTGCCCTCTAGCCGTCTGAGCCACCCCCTCCAGGGTCCGCTCGACAGCAATAGGCACGGCTATTGCGGCCCCGGCTACGGCTACCGCTGGGGCTAAGGCAGCCAAAGCGGGCACCGCTGAGCCGATTGCGCTAGAAACACCGGGGACTGCCGCTGCGGTGTTAATTAGCCCGGCTGCAACGCTCCCCACCGGCCCAAAGGCGTGCAAGAAGGAAGTGCCTGCGTTGATCGTAGCCTGTACCTGCGGGCCTAGGTCCGGGGGCTGCGGAGGTGAAGGTGGACGTTGGACAGGGGGTGGAGTAGGCGGTGGAGGTGGGGGCCTGCGGGTACTTTCCAAGTAGGCTAGGTCTTCCTGCCTGCGCTGTTCGTCAGCTTGCCGGTTGGAGGCGTCGTTTGCTACTCGCTCTTGCTCCCACATTTGCCGAGTGTTACCAACAATGTCCTCTTTCTGCCACATCGCCAACGTGTTAGCCGTAAGCGTATCGAGCGTAGGGGGAACCGTAGCCTGCGTTGGCGGGGGAGCTGATTGAGAGGCTTGGGTTTGAGCTACAACTTGGTCGAGTAACCCCTGGGCTTGCTTTTGAGTTAGCCCTAGGGCTTGCGCGATTTCCTTAGCAGTGGCGTTAGCGTCGGCCTGGGTTATTTGAATAACCGTGTTCAGTAGTGGGTCTATCGACGGTGCCGTCGATGGTGGGACCGTTGCCGTTACCGAAGGCGGGATTTGGTAAGCGGCTGGGGTAGGAGGGACAGGCTGAGTCTTGGCGGTGTAGCTGCCTACCCCACCCGCTGCGGTAGCGGCTGCTGCGTAGGCTTGTACCGACGGATCAACTTGAGCCCCGCCTTGAAGCGGAGTTACAGAAGTCCCCGCATTGCTAGGGCTGCTCTCATCCCTGAACTCAATTCGTAGTGTAGCACCTTCCACATTGTTCCCTAGGTGTCGGTGAAGAATCGGGCTTTGTAACTGCCGCCAGCATTGGGCTGAGGGAGTACGCCAACAGCAACAACCACGTTACGTTCAGCAGGCCCAAAGGCCACGTCCAGGTTGTGCCCGGGAAGCGTGGCTGCGTAGGTGTAGGTCCGGGTTACGGGTCCATAAGTAGCGGCAGGCGTCCCGGCGAGGGCAGTCAGAACAAGCGGTTGGCAGAAGCTACTGAATAGCAAGCCCGGCTCATTGATCACCCCCATGTCGGCTCCGAAAGGCCACATGAAAGCCTTGGTGGCGGTAGTCCACTCTTTCACGACGGCCACCCCGAAGTACCCGCCGCTTTGCATGATGTAGTCGATGACCGCTTGGCCCCATTGACTCGCCCGAACCGGCAGCCCGAAGGGGGTCTGCTGCATTCGCAGTAACCCCTCAAACAAGCCGATACCGTTACCATTCCAAGTCGCGGTATACGGGCCACTGGGAATCGCCGGGTTGATTACAGCCATCGCAGTTTCCTCTCAAGTTCAATCAACCAGTTAGGCTGATTCGTTTATACGGAGTCCCGCTGCCTGGAGAGCAGCGACGTAGTCACTGTCAAGGTTCAACGGTAGCAAGGTCACGCCGTCCGCTTGCCCAACCCAAAGAGTCAAGGCGTCCAAGTCCTTGAGCTTGAGCCCATTCAGAACATAGCCGTAGTGGCTGAGTCCCGATTCATCTTCCCAGTCCTTGGGGCTGATGTTGATGACTTGCCCTTTGAGAAAGGGGGCCAACCCGGCTTCTTCGATGAGGCTGGAGCGGGAGTTGGCTGTGCGGACTATGAGAAGTTTGTTGATCATTTATGAAGGTTGGATAGATGGTATTGCAAAAGTTCCATACGTTTTTCGTGTGAGGAAGGCTTGTGAGTCGTGGTAAGTCCGTTTTTGTGTTCGTGAGTCCAACCGTTTTTGTCAAAAGTAACTCGGTGGCCTTCCGGGTGTTCGAACATTCCCCCCACACGCTTGTGTGGTTCGTAACCGTGAGCTTGAACAATATCCTTACCGGATACTGAGTTGTACTCTGCAAACTGCGAGCACTCGTGGGGGGCTTTACCGGCCTTTAGCTGGTCCAGGTAGGAGGCGGGTTCTTCTTCGTGCTGACTGGGCGGAACATACGGACCTTGGAATGCGTGGGTGGGAACATAAGGCTTTATGCCCAACTTTTTGTTGTGGGCTGTAATGTGGGCTTTTAGAGTATCAGCCCCAACCCCTTTCGTTACCCCATTGGAGTGACGGTGGGTCCAACTTTCCGTGATGATGTTGTGATGGATGTTTTCGTGGCCCGGCGTTCCCTTCTTGCCTCTTGAATAGTTCACTATTCCGTTGTTTGAGAGGGGTCCGCTGTCGTAGCCGTATGAACCCATATGCCTGGGCATATGGTGCTCATCAAAGTGCTTGTCGAGAGCCTCTTCAAGCTTAGGATGGTGCTTGCTGTAGTCGTACATTCCGTGGCCACTTGTGCTTACCATTTTGTTACCCTTGCGCGTCGTTAGCTACTCGGCGTAGCTTCTGTTCTCTATCCAAGCCTCGGAACCGTAGCCGGTAGCCGTACCAGGTTTGGATTGATCCACCGTCGTCTACACCGTAGGTTTCCATACGGCCCCGCCCCTTGTAGAACAACGGACGGATAAACGTGGCCCCATAGTCAGCGTCGGGTAGATTGTACCGTGTATTGAGCGAACTCAAATAGCTGTAGTTGGCGTGTAGCCCGTTGAGATACGGCAGCATGACTACCCGCTCTAGGTCATACAAGGTCCAACTACCTAAAAGGTACTTGTCAATGGGCATCTTCAGCTCAAAGCGACGGTCACGCTGGCTGAGGTGTTCGCTCCTGCGCCAGATTCCAATGGTGAGGGTGAGTACCTCCTTGACGCTGTCGGTTAGCTCGTTGCCTACTTCTACACCTGCGTCGTCTATGGCGATGTAGAATTGCCCAGCATCCTGGAGCATAGGCAACGCATCGTAGTTGACCCCGCACTCGTTGAACTTCCAACCGTTCTTCTCCCTGAGCCACTCCTGAGTGTGCTCTAGGGCTAAAGCCATACTCATAGGGGCTTACTCCCGTTGAACAAGTCCCCAATCCGCACTAGGCCGCTGATGGCTACGCCTAGAATTTGCTGCCACCAGGTAGGTGGGAACTCAGCAGGCCAAAGCCTACGCTGCGGCACCTTCCGCCCTTCGTGATGATAGGCCCCGTACTTGACGTTGGTGCCGACAACTACTTCTGAGGGCTTGGGCTCAAAGGCTTGGTCGGTTCCGCCCTCGCCCGTAGGTTTCTGATAAGCAGCCCCTGGACCGCTATCGAAAACCAGGCCAGGCTGCAAGCTTGCGCGTAGGCGTCCCGTATCCACCAGGATTTGGACGACGCGGTTGCCGTACACCTCTAGCTTGGTCTTGCCTCCGGCCTTCTTAACGGCAGCCCAGGCAATCCTAGCGGCAACCTCCTTCGCCTTCTTGTCGGGTAGCTGCATTTCGTACCAAGCTAGGCGGTCGGCGTAGATACTCCGCCACATCTTGAGTTGGTCGGCTGTGAGTAAGCCTTTCTTGTTGCCCGGAGCGAACCGGTGCTGTTTACCCAACCCGTGCTGTTTCTTCAGGTCCGACATTTCCGTGGGGCCGAACCGTCGTCCATAGGCTAGGTATTCTTTGCTGAGTGGGGGCCACTTTTCCCCGTTGGCTCCGCTGAAGCCTCGCCCTAGCTCATTGAAGTTAGGAGCAATGAGGCTGAGGATAGCGTACCCAATCCGTACCCGGAACCCGTTGGCTATCCCGAAGGCATCTTGAACGTTGCCGGCAAGGATACCCGGCAGCTTGAGGACTAAATCCTTCAAGGCTGGGTGTTGGTCTTTGGTAGTGATGACTTTGTAGTCCATTACCACCAACCCTCTTGGTAAGCTTTGTTACGCTTGACTCGGCTGGGGTCCGTAGCGTCCGGTGTGTCCCCGGTACTTTCCTCTGTTATAACCCGGATTGGGTTTTGGAACTTACCCAGCTCCGGGTTAAAGTTGCTTACCGTGGGACGGGCGGAGAAACTGGGGAGAACTTCGGGGACTTGGAACCGTCCCCAACGGATTTGCTCCAGCTTCTCCCGGTAGGTTTGAACCGCGTCAACGATTCCAGGAGGGACCGGGTTGCCCCGCCGCTCGAATAGAAACCAAGAGGCTACATATGCGTTACACCATCGGCACCAGGAGCTACCGCTAAGCTGCGAAAGAACGTATTGCTGGGTCAAGCATTCATTCATTTCGTCCGCAGCCCGCTCGATGGCGTCCGTGATGCGTGTCGTATCCGTCGGGCTTTCTACCCCGTCTTGCTTGTCGTTGATACAAGCCAGAACCGCAGGAATCCCTATGATGGACTCAATATTCAAGCGGTTACAGTAGGTCGTGGTCATTAGCAGCTCACGATTTCGCCGTTGGTGACGAAGAAGTGTGCCCCGCAATCCGGGCTAAGACTGGCAATTGACGGAGTTAGGGTCAAATTGTCAAACGTATCTCCGCTTCTGTTCCAAGTGTGCCCATCGCTCCTGGGGGAAGCTAACCTATCGGGCGGGTTAGAGAATTCAATCACCACCCTATGGGAGTCGCTACACCTGGGGCAGTTGAAGCTGATGCCTATCTTCTCCCGGTAGGGGACGGGTTTACCGTCCTTGTCGGTGATTCCTTCACCGCCCGTTCCCACCCACCGCGGATTTAGCTCTGTTAGCTTCATTAGGTCTTACCACAAATGGATACCGTACCGTTGGTGTTCGGTACTAGCTTGATGTAGCCGTAAGGGCCAATCTTCGTCGGGTCGAACGTGTTCCACTTACTGGCTACGACGGTCACGGCCCCGTTGGTACCAATCGAGTCCACCAGCACGTAGGTGCCGCCAGCTGTTTCGCTGGCGTACACGCTGAGGGAGGTGATGCTAGTGGTAGGCTTGACGGCGATTTGTTCAAAGTCCCGGATGTCTACGGAGTCGCAGTTGCCCAGGGTCGTATCCACCACGACGCCCGTGAGGATACCCCACCGCCGCTTGATAACGTCGGCTCCCTGAGTACCCGATTCTGCATCCAGCTTCTTGTTGGCTCCCGCCATTAATAGTCTCCCAAAAATGCCCAAACGATGGTGACTGAGCCGTTGATGTTGACCGTAGCGTCCCCGTCGATGTCCGTGGCGGTAGGTACGCTGATGTTGAAGAAAGCCTGCTTGGCCGTACTCGTGCCGTCGAAGACTGCCGGGCTGGCTAAGGCTGAGGTAGTGGCCGTATTGGCTACGTTGATTGTAGTACCGGCTGTGAAGGTAGTTACCGGGAGTAGGTCTTGCTCTGTCGTGGCGAGGGTAGGGTTGGCCTGCGTGACCGTACCTACTCCCCACCGACAGCTGACGCCAGTGTTGAGAGTGTTAGCGAGAATACTTGTAGTAGTCACGGTTACAGTGCCAGTACCGCCTATGATATAAATTCGCCCTTCAGGGAAAGCGTAAATTTGGTTGCCACCCCCTTGGGCTGGGGCGGTTACGTCCCGTAGCGTCATCGGCATGTTAGTGAAGGTAATCTTGGTGCTGCGGAGTCCGCCTGAACCGGTCTCAGCGGCGATAGCCGTGGTAGCCACGGCAGCCGGTACGCTTCCGGTGTTGTTGGCGACTACTGAGCCACTAGCGTCTAGTAATTGAATCCCCCCCGTACTAGACCAACGGAGGTGGGCTCCGGTCGGAATCGTAGTGCTGAGCAGTGAAGTCCCGGTGCCGCTGACGACTTTCTTGATGGTAGCGGTTACGCTCCCACTGTCCGCGTTGAAGATGTGGACGGTGTTCACTTGTCGGGGTCCACCCGCTACGCCCGCCAGCATGGTCACTGCGGTAGCACTGTTCGTCGCCCCGATAGAGTCGGCGGGTCCGCCCGTACCGCTCCAGTTGACCGCGTAGTTGGGCTGCGTAGTCGATACGGCTCCACCGAGTACGACCGTCAGGCTTTGGTTAGCGTCGGTGAGGGTGGCAACTTGCCCCAGTACCGTTACTTGGCAAAGCACCCAGACTGCGATAGCTAGAAACAAGTCACGGCACATATGAGCCTCAATTGTGTAAACAAAAATGTGGTAGGTAGGTTGCCCCACCTACCACACCAGAACACAGGTGGACCAGAGGAACACCTGATAGGGTTAGGGTTGGTTGTCTCAGGTCGATAGGGCTTCAAGTCGCTTGGTCGCAGCTTCCTGAACCGTCACACGTTCGTCGGTCTTGATCAACTCCAGCGTGGCCTTGTCTTCCACCGTCGCAATGAACGTAATTGCGTCCTTGGCGTTCATGCCGTCCGTAGGAAGCTTCAGGGTCTGCTCCGGCGTAGGCTCAACCGGCTTCTCCGGCTTCGTGGGTTTCTCAAGAGCCTCCACTGAACTGATGTAAGCCCGCACCTTGGCCATCGTGACCGGGCTAAGGACTTTGTCAGCTTCAGCGAGGAACTCCTCAGCCCCAGAGCTGGTGGAGCCGATTTCAACTAGCTTCTTGAGCTTCGCTTCACCGGTGCCGGAGTGCCGAAGGTGCTCGACTAGCTCTAGGACTTGGGGTGGACAGGGTTTCATAGGTTTCCTTTAGCGGCTAAGCGGTTGGGGTCCACGCTACTCGGCAACTTAGCATCGGCCCACCACCGCTAAGAGTAGGTTTCCATGTGACGCAGTAGCGTGGGTCGCACCTGACGGTTGGGGAACTACGTCAACCGTCCGGGGCAGGGTTACGGGGTAACGTCAGCGTTCGCAATCGCAGCCGGGACGTACAAGGCGGGGATACCGTTGTGGGCCGTGCAAAGGTTCCACCCCGACGGGTTCCAAGATTGGTAGCCGTAAGCGTAGAACCCGTTGCGGAACGCACGGGGGCCGGCAGGGCCTTCCGCAATCACTTCACCGCCGTTGAGGTATTGGCACCAGGCCGGGCTGGGCTGCGGAATGAACGTGACCTGATCATCGGCAATCAGCTTGGTTGAAGTGTAGGTCGTGTCGTCCCACAAGTCCAAGCTGTAATCGACGATGTGCCACTGGAGCCACGGGATGGCTCGCAGGATGGCACTGAACCGTCCGGGGCCGGAACGCTCCAGGCTTTGGTACGGTGTGTTCGACGTGCCGGCTTGGGCCTTGATTTTGTCGTTGTTGAGAAGGTATTGGAACGTGGTGCTGTTGGTGACAGCGTGTTCAATACCCAGACCGGTCAAGGAATTCATATCCGTGTTGACCAGGTAGCAATTCTGCGGGATGTCCGTGCTGGACGTAGCCCACGACGCAGTGATGATTGCGCCGGCTCCCAGCATGTCCAGCTGGTTCTTGTTACCAGAGGGAATCTGAAAGTCGATGGTCTCTTCACCGCCGCTGAACATTTGCCGCAGTTCGTCGCCCTCTTGGTCAAAGGTATACGAACCCCGCATGAGGGCTGCTGTCTGGAACTCTATCATGTTGGCAACCCGCTCCGCCATGAAGCGTTTCTGCCGCATGATGTAGTTCTCGCCCATCGAGTCCACGACCGTCACGGCCTGCCCGATTTGGCGACGGTTTACCAAATCTTCGTCCGTGAGGGGCATTTGCTCCGACGAACGCGGAATGGTGAACCTGACACGACCCACTTTCTGCGGCTTGATGTTGGTGTTGGACGTACCGGGCATACTCGCCGTCGCCAGCAACCGGCTCCGGCTGAACACGTCGTAGGAGCCATCCCGCAAGGGATAGTCCGTCATGTTACCGTCTTGTTTGTCGGGATCACGGGCAGCCAAACCCCAGCCGAACAAATCGCTGAGCACAGTGCCCGGAAGTTGAATACGGCTAACTTCCCGAAGGATGACTTCGGGGGCCATTAGCTCTTGGACTGAACGACCGGCCATGCTACTTACTCCTTGTCGAAACTAGGGATTGAGTTTTCTATCGGGAGGGGCAGCCGAAGCTAACCCCATAAAGGCCAAAGTCAACCCGGCTACGACGCAACCACCGTGCGTTGAATCATCGTCGGGAACCAAGCCAACGAACCGCTCGTGGCCGCGTAATCCACCGTCATCAGCACGCTGGCCCCCATCTTCTGGCTTGACGTGCTCCAGGTGAGCGTGGTCGCCTGGGAGTTGGATGTGTTGTCGTACACAATCGAGTTGGACGCTCCGGTGACAACCAGGTTGTTGTTCGTTGCTTGGAACAACATCACTTGGTAGCCCTTACCCACCGTCGCCAGCGTAGGCAACGTGAAGGTAGCGGCTCCCGTCGCCACGAACATACAACCGTGGTCGCTGTCTTGAAGCGTGTAGTCGGTCGTCTTGAAGTACCGGGACTTGAAGTGTAGGCCGAACCAAGAGCCGTGCGGCTCCAAGGAGGCGTTGGTGAACCCAATGCGAGCGAGAACCGCCAGCACGTGCTTGTCAAAGTTGATCAAGTCCACCGTGGGGTTCTTGAAGATGCCCTGCGTGAGAATGCGGGTCATCTTGTCTTCGACCGTCCCGTCCTTATCGAGCATCGACAATGACTTGCTGAGGACGCCCACAACCTTCTGCGTGCCGTCGGTCTGGTCTGCCGCGTACTTGTAGCAGAGTCCATCCGAGTCCTTTAGGCCCAGGGTGAACCCGCCCCGCAAGGTCGTGGTCGGCGTGTTGCCGGAGTCCGTGACCGAACTCTTGATGTCGGCTTTGATCAGGAACCGTTTGTGTTGGTTGTCGGGTCCGGCTGCCCAAATTTGATATTCTTCGGTTTCCTTAATCGCACTGAATCCGGGTTTGCTATCAGCCATCGTATCACTCCCAAAAGCAGCTGCCTTATCTCCGCCGCTGTAGCGGCTCTAGGGTTTTGGGGTCAGCTGGATTGTTTTGTTAGTCCTTCATCAAGTCGTTAGGGTGGTCCAGGTTCAAGCGGTGGACAACATCTTGAACCTTTGAAGAATAGCCCGGCTGGCCGACGGCTCGGCTGCCCCGGTTCGCCAGTCCCACCGTGGCGTTGGCGATTTCGTTAGCCCGCTCCGGCTTCATCGCCGTTAGCAAGGCCCCGCCGTCCTCAAAGAATTGTTCGCTGTCGTCTTCGGTCTTGAAGATTGCCTCATTGGTAACCGGGTCACGACCGGCAGGCTTGCTGGCCTTGGGCTTCTCAGCGTGTTTCACGTCGCCCTCAAGGAATTGAAGTGCAGGAGGTAACGAAGCAGCCACCATCTTGGCTACCTGTACCGCCGTAAACTTGGGCGGCTCCTTAGACTCGCTGAACTGGGTTGTTTCGTAGGAAGCCAAGAGCTGCTTCTTGAGCACGGGGGGCAGCTTACTGCCCGTTACGCTCGCTACGGCTGCCGCCTTGGCTGCGTCGTTCTTGGCCTTGGCTTCCGCCTCAGCGAACGCTAGGGCCTTCGCCTGGGCCTCCTCCTTGGCCTGACGCTCCGCTGCGAGGGCGGCTTGCCCGGCGAGGATTACCTTGCGGGCCTTCTCCGGCATAGCGGCTAGTTCTTCTTCCGTGAATTGAACTTCTTCGTCATGTTGGCTGTAGTTGTGCGCGCCGTCGAAGTGCTTGATTTTGGAAAGGTGTTTGTCCAACTTGTTGCTAGTTGACCAGGCCCCGTGCCTGTCAGACCATCGCCCGGTCTTACCGTGAACGAACACAGAGTGTCCGCTTTGCGGGTGAGCATAGGTGTGGTAATCGCCGTGGTTGTACTTGAGCTGATACCCGCGTTTGGTCAGAACGTCGTGGTGATTCGACTCAGCAAACTGGGGGTCCGATTCTTCTTCGTGCTGAGAGCCAGGGTAGTGTTCCTCATAGTCCATCTTGTAAGCATGCGGGTGAAAGTACCCGTTCTCATGAGCAGCTTTGTGAAACTCGTGAATTTTGCTAGTTGGGATTCTGAATGAACTGGCTCCGTAAATCCCGGAACTGGTAACATGTCCTTTGTGGGCCTTCACCAGTTTCTTGAAAGCAGAGTTTTTGGTTTTTACGTTACTGCCGCCGTAACTGCCTGTAGCGTAGTTGCCTGATTCTTCAGCAAACGGCATGGGGGCGTCTTGAGGTGTACCACTTGGTTCCTCTTCCGGCTCAGCTTCCGCAGTGGTATCCTGTTCCGTCTTGATGTGAGTATTGAGGCAACCTAGCAGGATGTCCATTGCCCCGTCGTTACACGGGTCCCAATCACTGGGAACCACAATGCCCAGCTGATTCAACCCGGCGATAATGGCCGCCAGCTTGCTCTTGTCTGTCGCCTTGGGCGGCATGTCCGGATTCTCAGGGGCTTTCTCGTCAATCTCCACCAATGGCGGGGACTCAGCCTTGTCCTTCTCACCGGTCGGTTCAGTCGTCTCAGCCGCTGAGTCGATGTTGTCCACTCCGTCCTGCTTGTCAACGTCAACGTCCTTCTCCAAGGCGGGTGGCTGCTTGTCTTCGGCGTATTGTTTTGGAATTTTGGCTCCGCCGCTTCGGCTGTGTTGAACCTGTAAGTGTTTTTTCAAGTCACCTGAGGTAGTGCCCCGCCCCACAACCCCGTAAGGGCCGTGGTGTGTGAATTGTCCGCTGGGACCTAAGTGTATGTAATGGCCTTTGTGCGTTCTGTCATTTTCGTAGCGGGTGTGGCCTCCAGTCGGCCCACTTACAGGCTTCCAGCCGTAGTTTTCAAGGTGTTGAGCAGACCAATCATGTGAGTGAGGTTCTTCACCGTGCTGGCTGTCGTTATGCGAGATAGGCATTTCACGTTCCCAGTAGTGGAGGCAGTCCTGACAGGTTAGCCCTGGGCCCATAGCCGACGTGGCAATAGAGTCGCTACCGCACTCAGGGCAAACGTCAATCTCGTGGATAGCCGGGTCGGTTTTGTTCTTATCCTCGCCAGAGGGCACACCGCCGTCGGCTTCCACCTCAACTAGCTCCGGCTCGTCAACCGAATGCCCGGCTGCGTTGACGGCAAACTCGTTGGGGACTTCGTGTGTGGGCGGCTCTAGGTTTAAGCCGGTGTACTCAGAGTCCGGCGTGGAGTCGATAGTGACAAGCGGCTCCGGCTTGTTTAGCTCGGCGTGTTGCGATGCTTTGTGCTGAGCCAGTACAGCGTCTGCCATATCGTGCTCACCAAGTGTGGCGTGCTTCCACTTGTTGCCTTTGCTGATTCGCCAACCTTTCGCGTACAAGTTCTTGGCGTGCTCTTTATGTACTCCTTGAAGCAAACTAGTGGCTTGTTGGTGTAGCTTGTCCATCTCAGCGTGCTGGGAAGCGTGTAGTTTGTTAAGATGCCGTTGCAACTGCAAATGGTCTTTCAAAACGTACTTGCTTCCGCTCGGTTGGTGGTGTTCAATATGCGGACCTTGATACACCATTTTGTGCTTGGGAAACTTCGGGTGAGTGAACACTCCATCGCCTTTGAAGTTCCAACCGTGCTTTTCAAGCAAGTCACTGGTAGCATCGTTGCCGTCTGGTTCGTTGTGCTGAGAAGACTTGGGCCAATCACTCTTATGGAAGGCTTCCAGGTGAGCAGCAAGGTGCTTACCTTGGTCGCCCCCGGAAGGCAACTTGCTCATACGCTCAACGTTCCAATACTTCCCAGCAGAGGGAATATGATTCCACGAACCGCTTGGGTGATGAATTAGGATACGGTGGTTGGCCCCTTTGTAATCTGGATGTTGGTACTTGTCCCACTCGCCCTCCTTGCCAACGTGTTTCCAACCGTGACCCTCAGCTATTGAACCTAGGCTTTCACTGTGCTGACTCGCGTGCGGCTTGGGGTTCTTCTTGCTGCGGTACTTCCCACCCATCTTCTTGTAAATTGAGCTAACCACGGCCCAATAGTGGTCGCCCTTGTACTTCTTACCCTCTGGTCCCGCAGCTGACTTCGCCTTCTCCCAAGTGTCCTCGCTGGTAATGCCTTCCCCGTATTGACCGCCTTCAAAGTCCTCCTCACTGAATTGGAGGCAATTGGCGGATAGCTCCGCATCAATCTCCTGGAGGGAAATAGAGGGGGCTACAAGGGTTGAGATTTCGCCTTGGTGGGGGTTACCGGGCTTGGGGGTGAAAGCCCAGTGGCGGATTACCGGCCCCGTATAAACGCCCTCTTTCTCGCATTCATAGTGCGAGCGGAATTCAGGGCTGGTGAAGCGGAGCGTACCCGCGTTGGCTTGTTGTACAACGTCTTCCGGTACGTCCTTGGCTTCCCAAGCAATCGCCCCAGTGTCCGGCTCTAGCTCTACCTTGGTGAGCCAGCCGGCACCTTCCTCTTTAGCGAATTGCGCAGTGTCGTCATCACTTGCGTTGATCGGGGCGTGTCGCTTGAGAAGGGGAATGGGTACACCCGCAGCAATCGCCGCGTTAGTACCATCCACGAACGCCTTGAGACGGTCACGCGAGAATTGGTGACCGCGATAGATTCCAGGGCCGAAGCTGGTGCGCTGCTTGAGAGTGGCCATGGCCCATAAATAGGGCCACGCTCATAACTTAATAAGTTATGACAGGCATCATTCCTCCTGGGCTTCTGGGGGAGATTCAACGGAGATAGCGACACAATCCCGGCAAGCCACGCACAGGTAGGTTTCCCCGTCCAACTTGAATACGTAGGGCTTCACGCGGGCCACGTGGTACACCAAGTCCCCAACTTTGATAGGGTTCTCAATGAATACCCCGCTCTCCCGATAGGCTCCCTTGCCGGACTTTACCACGACAGAGCGTTGCATGTCGTCGTGTTGAACTCCATCAGGCATATGAAGCCCACCTTTGCTCTTGCCGGGAGGGATAGGCTTCATGAGAATGTAATCCCACATGGGGACGAACTTGTCCAACTCAGAAGTCGGCATTTGCGGTTCCTATGATAGTTCGAGGGCGGCTCATACCTTCTTGTACACCGGCTACGAAAGCCCGTACAATCGACTCAAACTCCAGTATATCCTTTACCGGGCAGGAGGGTGAATGCATAATTACCCCTTCGTGGGACTTGGTGCCGTTGGCTCCTGTGTTGACCTTGGTAACGTCGATGCGGTAGGCTTTTCTGGACTCCGGGTGGTACTCAAACATGTACTCCGGTAGGCTACGGGATTGCATCTTGAAGATACCGGAGGGGTTCGGTTTATCGCTGTTGAGGTTGATTTCCATTATCTGCATCCTTGAATGTGATCCCCTCCCCCGCCCGCTTGGCGGCGTTAAGTGCTTCAATCGCCCGGTCGCAAAACCCCTTTAGAGATTGCAAGTCGTCAATCGTATGGTCGTGAAACAAGGGTGCATGAATAGCCGCCTTACCAATCCGTCTCGACACGTCCTCAATCTCGCCACTGATGGCGTCGTAAAGGTACTGATAGGCGATGTAGTTTTTAGGGACTTTGGGAGGTTTCTTTGTCATTTTATGTGCACGGCGGCTTCGATGGCCTTTCCCACCTTTCTCCAGTCCGGTTCTATCCCCAGCCCTTCCTTGTAGGCATCCATAATCGCCCCCAACTCTTCCTTGTAGGCATCCATAATCGCCCCCAACTCCCGCTGGAGCTGGTCGCGTTGAGTTATTGTGTCCAATAGTTTGGCTTCGGCATTGTCACGTTGCGTTTGTAGGTCCGAGATGCCGGCGATTGAACAGTTGCGATTGAGGTTCTCCACACTGGCTTTCAGCCGCTCGTTCTCGGCTTGGAGGGTGGTTAGTTGCTTTTGTAGTCGCTGAACTTCAACGTCGGCGTTCTCTAGTTCCACATTCATGCCTTTACAGAACTCCAGTTTCTTTTCTGCCTCTTCGCACCGCTTCCGCAGGGCGGAGATTTCTTGCTCGTTCATGTTATTCAGCCTTAGATTTGCGGGAAGGAATTTGCTTGCCTAGGGCTTCCTCCTGCACCCCAGCGTACTTCAGCTCTACCCCGATTGCTCCAGGCTGGTCATACGATGGGTTGGGGCAAAGGGACTCCCTGATTATACGTTCTTCTTCAGGGGAGGTGTCGTCGTCTACCCGTACCCCTTCGATTACTGACTCATCAGCTTGCCTGAGAGTTCGCTTGCGGCTATGGAGGGTTCTGTAGAACGCCATCACGTCTTGGGGGGACTCTGGCTCTAACAAATTATGCTCGTTTACCGCACCATCCATTCGACGGCTTTTAGTGTAGTCGGTCATACAGTCTACACCACAGAACGTTGGCTTATGTCCTCTACACTTGCTCCGGCCTATTTGCTTTCGGGTTAACAGCTTACCGCAGTTGATGCAGCAGAGAACCGCCATCACTACTCCTTTGGTGGTGGAGTTACAACATAGCCTTTTGCCTCTAAGGCTTCGATGTGTTCTTCAAGTTCATCCTGTTCTCTAAGTAGCTGCTTCGCACTTAGGTATCTAATCCCACCTACTCACAGCTACAACTACCGTATGTGTTAAGTGCAGTAGTACAGGAAGATTAACCGTATGTACTTGGTCGCTTACGGGTGTAGGAAAATGGCCGGTGCTCATCGTTGTTTTTACCTTGGTGAGCGAACGGAAACTCCAAGGTGCCCCTACCATAACAGGCCAACGTTGATCGAGCGGAGTACTCCACACCGGCCAGAGAGTTACCTAGGGGATCACACTACCTAGGCAGTTGCTCCCTCGCGCAACAGACTACGGTTGTTCGGTGGGCGTGGCCACGTCAATGCTGACGGTCGTGCTTGCGCTGCCGACGATGGTGAAGTCAACCGTACCCATGATGGGCGTAACGCCGGCTCCTAGGTCCGCGTCGGCCTTGAGCGTGACCGTAGCGTTGCCCAAAGGGCCTACCGCCAAAGCGACGCACGACATACCGTCGGCTGCCGGAGTGAGCTGAAGAACGTTCGGATTGTCAACCAACCACTCCGGTACGCCGTCCACTTGGCCGGGGTTCCCTTTCTTGTCCACAAACTTGGCCGTCATCACCGTTTGCTGAGTGTCTGTCATACTTGCCATGAACAACAACCTCCTAGAATTGGGACCGGGACCGCGTTTGCCAGGAGGATGTAGAACAAGCGGTCCAGATTGCTCTACAAATGGTCCAATTGTAATCACCGGGCGTAGTCCGTTACAGCATTCCAACAGCAGCTTACACAGTAAGCACTCTAGAACGGACATGCCTGGATGGTTCATACTTAGCTCATTTTGCTGAGGGTCACGGCCATTTCCTCCACTGTCCGTATTATAGCCTCTAGGTAGTCATCTTGAGGTTCGCGGTAAACTACCTTCCGCTCTACACTCCGCTTGTCCTGAGCTACCCGTAAGCCAACGCCGTCCGAATGCACCCTAGTCTCCAAGCCCACTGAACGGTACTTGAGCCGAAGGGCCAACAGCGTTGCTTGTAGTTCGTTCAATCGACTACCTCACAAGTTGTTGGTTCCTTCAACACCACGGGACACACGCTCCCGTGTGCGGTGGTGAAGCCAATGCATGGCTTCTTGAAGCTTGGTAAGCGCAATAGCGTTCTCACGGCAAGCGTAAGGACCGCTTTGGAATCCCTGAAGTCGATCAATCACAACGGCCAACAAGGCTTCGTTGGTGACACCGTTGGGGTAAACTGTTTCCTTCAATGGGCCGTTTTGGAATTCAATCAACAACCCCAAAGCGTTGCCGACCGTCGGTTCAATACGATAGCGGTGCGAAGCGTTGCCTGGCCCAAGATCGTCAACCGCCGTAACTCGTAGGACTTCGTTCAACTCGTTGGACTTGTGCGACGTTAGCTCACGTATCATAACTCACCACCTCACGGCACCGGCCTGCCAACCAAACTCGGTTCTACCAGAACCAAGTTCACGGACAGACCTAGGATCAAGGTCCAACTTGATTGTACCGCCGTAGGGGCCGTTAGCTTCTATCGCAGCGTAAGCACTCATGTCCACCTGGTCGTTTGTCTGGTCCTCTAGGCCCATCCAACTTAGGATTTCGCTTTCCCAAATCGGACGCCAACTGTTCTCACCCTGAGGAAGATAAACCTGCCCCTGCTCCATCATGTTCATCAGTACCGTCGCCCGCGTGACCTTATCCTTTCCCTCCGTGCTAATCAAGTCAATCGGTAGCTTACCGATTAGAAGGTTCTGAAGGCTTGGGCCCATCGTCTGGTCTTCTATCCGTACCCGGCTGGGCTTCCAGAGAGCGTGGAGGTTCTGAATAGCCGTAGCTACCTCCACGAAGCCTGCCTGTTGCCTCCAAACGTACCGTAGCAATAGAGCCTGGGTTGAACCGTATCGCTTATGATCCCACACCCCAATCACCGTCCAGCTGCGGGCCTTGCCCTTGTTCTCGTTAGTGATGTCCTTCATACCCCCCGCCGTGTCGATGGTCATGAAGCGTCGGGCTTCCTGCTCGTGATAACTGTGGGCGACTTCGCTGAGGTGAAGAATGTTACCCCGTTCGTCCTTCCTTGACACTAACAAGTCCACCATCCTATCCCGCGTAGTGAAGTATCGTAGCCACTCCGGCTTAATCAAGCCCATAGGCATGATCGTCCAGTCCCCGTTCATCATACGCTCACGCATGACTGGACTGAGGTGCATCAGGTTCTTCACGTACTTCTTGGGGTCAATCGCCGGGTTGTCTTTGATTTTACTCGGCACGCTGATGCGGTCTTCCTCCCCCTCAATACCGCTGGGTATGACATAATACTCCTTCATACAGTCATTCACCATATCATCGGTCATTTGCTTAGGCACGAACCGATTGCGTACCCACTCGTGTCCTTTCCCTCCAGGATTGCTGGCGGAGCGTATTCGCTCGGGGACATTGATATCAACCGTTTGCCGTACACGGCTGAACATGAACGTGTAGTCTTCTTCCAGGAAGTCCGTCAGCTCGTCAAAGCCTATGTATTGGAATTCAGAAGACCGGTAGCGGAACTTGTCCTGAGCGTTACTCAGATAGCCGAATTGAAGAGTAGCTCCACTAGGGAACGTCCACTTGCTATCGTTACCATTCCAGTGGGCCTTACCAGTCAACCACTGTAGGCTCTTAGGAATCAACCCGCCGCTGAGCCGTAGGTCCGTCGTACTCGTGCGGAGTATCAACGCTGAGTATTTTGGGATATGAACATATTGGAGGGCGGCTCTGAGAAGACAATCACTCTTACCACCACCCGCCGCTCCTCCAAAGAACACTTCCTTATTCTTCAGGCTCAAGAATAGCTCTTGCTTTGGCCAAGGCGGTGTCTCGCACCACTTGCTCACCGGCTGCTGGTTGTACAACTCCAACTTTCTCAGATTCCCCAGCACCTTCGGCAATTGAGACTTCGGCACCGTCGATAATAAGGCTGCTTGCTCCGAGGGACTTAGCGAGTTGAATGATCGGAGATTGTCTAGCGTCAATATTGACATTGATATTCGGTGGGGTTAGGGTTTCTGGTTTCTTCATAGCCGCAAAATCATCCGCTTGGTCTTGTCCATTCATAGCCACCAGTACCCTCGCAGCCGCTATCGCATTGCTATCCGCTGGGCCGTCCACCTCCACCATCCCGTTCTTCGTGGGTACGCTCACCACGGTCTTCCCCAGTATCCCCTCTAGCCGTCGCTTGATCATGTTCTTGCGTTTGATATTCCACCCACTCCGTACAGCCCGGTTGAGCAGACGTAAATCCTGAGTGACCTTCTTCGGGTCAGTCAGCAATCGACCGGTGTCACCACCCCTACCTGACTTCACTCCATCTTCGCCATTGCTATCGCCATCCCCGTTTATACGGAGTATCCTTGGCGGGCGTTTTTTGATCGTTGGGGTCTTGGGCTTACGCTTATGCCCAAAACGCTTATTCTTCACTTGCCTCTCCTCAACTTAAAGGTTTCCCGGTTTATCACGCTACTCTCCTTGAGTCAAAGTCAGTTAGCAGTCTTCTCAACACTTGTTTACTACGGTTTAGGCGGCTCCGTACTGTACCAATCGGTATCCCCTCCCGCGAGGCTATCTGTTCGTAGTCTAGTCCCACCCAGTAGCGCAAGTAAAGGCATTCTTGACTACCTACCCGCAACCGGCCCATTGCCTTGTCCACTTCGCTTACGGCTTCCGCCCGCCCTTCCTCCGCTTCTATCAGGTCTAACTCAATATATCCTGCTGGCTGTCGCAATTGTCGCTTGCACTCTCCGTCTTTCCATTTCCGCTCCGCGGTCCTCCGGCGTAGACGGCTGTAGGCTTCGTTGAAAAGTATTTTCACGAACCAAGTCGCTACCGTACTCCCCGCCTTGGCTTTGTACTGCGCCCGGTACTTCCAAAGCTTAACAACAGAGTCTTGGTACACTTCCTCAATCAACGGCCAGTTGCCCCCCAATAACTGTCGCAGCAAATGCCTATACCTCAACAGGCGTTTGTAAACCTCAGTGAATAAGTCCTGCTCACCGGTCAGCAGATAATCAGCAAGCAGGTCTTCCGTTAAGCGGTGTTGGTAGCCTCCATTCAAGTCCAACATAATCATTCCTCATTCGGCTCCTTTATCTGAACTAGCCCTTGTTTAGCTAGTTCCAAAATAGTGCATTCCACGCACGTGTAGTTCCGAGTTACTACACAACAAGGTTTTAAGCATCGACGACAAGGTTGATTCGTCCGCCGTAATTGTAATGCGTTAACAGAGATAGCCTTAACCTTAGCCCCCCGCTTACCGTTTTTGATCATCGTCACGTAAGGCTGCGAGTAGCCGGTACGTCGGGCTGTCTCGCAAGGTCCGTACACCTTCAACAACTCCCGCACCCGGGCAATGGTCGCAACTTTCTCCGGGTCTCTGGTAACTGGGCGGGCCATAAAGAATTTTATCCTCCATAAACTTTCTTATGGTTGCGCTATCAAGTGCTAACAGTACGCCCACTACGGTTGATCGAAGCAACGCTATCCAACATATCCGCTACAAAGCTTCCGTTTTGGATAATCACGTGTAGGTAATACCCCGCGTCGGCTAGGACGGTGATATTGTTAGCCAACTGAACTAGGTAGTTCCCCCCAGAGCCGACGGGCACGACTGAGCCTTGCGCTACTAAGGTTCCTAGGTTAAGAATGTCTTCAGGGGTCGTGTATGTTAGCGGGTCTATCAGCTTCCAGCTGCCCGTAGCGTTGTTAATGTATTTTGGGTTACCGTCCGAGTCTCGTGGGTCCGTAACGTCTAATAGCCCTTCCGCAATCACGACCGTATCATTGCGTGGGCTAATCGTAGGACGGCGGGGCATGACTTTCTCCTCTTATTCCTCAGTAGCCACTCGCAGTGTGGCGAGTAGGCGGGGCCGATACACCAATCGGTTCTCCATTTCGCGTGCCGGCTTGTCCCCTAAGACTAGCCCCGTAGAACCTGATTGAACCTTAAACGTTCCCCGGTCTAGTTTCAATAGTCTCGTCAGGGATAGCGTTGTACTCACTCCCGTTAAACTATAACTGCCTGAGTTAGCAACTACCAACCGCCCTGAGCGAATCATAGCGGCGACACCAGTGAAGGTATAAGCCCCGGTATTGGCTACTAAGCGTAATCCGCCGAAAATTCCGACGGCTACCCCTACCAGGGTATAAGTACCCGTATTCGCGGTAATTAGGCGAGTCGGGACGATAGTTGCGGCTATCCCCGTTAGCGTATAGGAGCCTCTAGCAAGCGTTATAAAGCGTGCAGCGGTCAGCTGTGCGTCTACCCCAGTCAGCGTGTACGAACCGCTTACGGCGGCTACCTGACGCACGTAGAACAACGTTACGGCTCTACCCGTCAAGGCGAAGCTAGTCCCAGCCGCCGTAAGCGTGTGGGCTGGGAGGATGGCAAGGTCTACGCCGGTGAGCGTAAAGGTTCCCTTAGCCGCTGTCAGCTTGCGAGCGACGGTTAGCCCCGCGTCGTGGGCCGTGTAAGTGTAAGTCCCGGTTTCGGCAACTAGCTTCTTCTGCCTGCGGACCCCGGCTGCGTTCCCCGTAAGTGTAAACGTTCCTTTACTCACTAGCAGTATGTATTTTCGTAACAACAGGGTAGTTGGGGCTACCAGCGAGTACGTGCCTGTTGAGGCAACAATCTTCCTAGCTGCCTTCAACACGGTAGTTGAGACGCCAGTGAGGGTGTAGGTTCCGCTGGCTGCTACTAAGGTTTTCCCTTTGTAGAACGTAACCGCAATACCGGTGAGGGTGAAGGTTCCGGCTGCTAACGAAATCTTATAGCCTTTGTAAAGTGCGGCATCACCTCCGGTGGGGGTGTAGGTTCCGCTATCCGCCCCGATAACTTTGTTAGCCGCGGTGCTGATAGTAGCATTGTTACCCGTGAGGGTGAACGTCCCTTTGGCTACGGAGATTGTGCGAGCTACGGGGAGCGTCGCAGTAAAACCGGTAAGAGTAAACGTTCCAACAGCCGCAACTACCTTATACCCGTGAGTTATGGTTGCTGCGTTTCCGGTGAGGGTAAACGTACCAGTGGCTACGTTGAACTTTCGTCCGTATTCCAGCTTAGCCGTGTTACCCGTGAGTGTGAAGGTTCCTAGAGCAGCTGACAATTCTATTGCGAGAGCATCTAGCTCAAAGTAAGACTGCAAAGCCCCGGTGCCTGAGTCGCTGTCCGTCCAACCTGAAAAACTGTAAGTGTTTATCCCATTGACTACATAAGCATCCATTCCAGCCGTTCCATTCGTCCCGCTGGTGCCAGCTAACTGCCCACCCCCTAGAGCGTCCCCGTTACTTGCAATCGAGCTAGAGTCTGAAGCGCAACTACCAACTACCACTTTGGCTTTAGCAAACGAAGTCCCGAAGGAAACAGTACCAAAACCAGTAAAGGTGCCGTTGTTCCCGGTTAAGCCAGTATCTACTCCATTAAAAGATATTGCGCTACAGGCCAAATCCCCGGACCCCGTGTTGACCGTCACTATTATGTCGTTCCCACCCAAATCGGGAGCAACCAGAGCAAATAGCCCGTTGTAAATCGCCCCAACCAAATTGTTAGTGATAGAGGGAACCGTTGTACCGTTATAGGTAACTGAAACATCTGGTCCTCCTGGGGTTCCGTCGTAGTTAGGGATGCCTACTTGAACAACCAGAATTCGATTTGTTCCAGCACAAGTGTGATTCCATGTAGAGCTAGTAGTGCTAGGAGCATATCCGTTGTTGGAAGTGTGGTCTACAGTAATTGCCATGGTTTAGGTCTTCCTCACTAAGCCTAGGGCAACTTCCAAACGCGGTAAGTAGGCCAGGCGGGCCGTCAAGGAATGGTGGACAGCTGTTCCCTCTGTCAACGTAGCGTCGAATCCGGTGAGCACATAGCTTCCTGGGGAAAGTGTTAGCCGGCGAGTAGCGTGAAGTTGAACCGCTATCCCGTTAAGGTTGAACGTTCCAACGCTAACCGGCAGCGTGACACCCAGAGTTAAGGCGTTTCCGGTGAGTGTGTACGTTCCTACGCTTACCAACAGTTTACGGGTGGCAATTAGGGTGGTGGCGTTACCGGTAAGGGTGAAAGTCCCTGTACTGACAACGAACAAAATCACCTTAGCCAAGGCTGCGTCGTTACCGGTGAGGGTGAATGTCCCCTTCGCTACGCTCAACGTGCGGGCTGCGGTAAGGGCAGCCGCGTTACCAGTTAGGGTGAATACCCCGACGGCTGCGTTGACTTGGTGTCCATAGTAGAAAGTGACCGCATTACCAGTTAGGGTGAAAGTCCCCTTGGCTACACTGAGGGTTCGGGCGACTGTTAACGTGGTGGCATTACCGGTAAGGGTAAACGTTCCCTTGGCTGCCGTGATTGAGTGCCCGTAGTAGAGGTTCGCGGCGTTACCGGTAAGTGTGAACGTTCCGGTTGCTGTGACTAGCTTATGTCCTTCAGCGAGGGTAGCCGCTACTCCTGTAAGCGTGAAGGTGCCTGTTGAGGCAGGAAGCTTATGTCCCTCAGCAAGAGTCGCAGCTACTCCCGTAAGCGTGAAACTGCCTACGTCTGCCGTGAGCGAGTAGTCATAGACGCCGAGGTAAAATTGCAGCACGTATCACCTCACACGATACGGCCAAGGATTTGATATTGGCTAGTGCTGTCTGGAGTTACTGCCCAATTTACATCCACTAGAGCAACCTTAGTGCTGCCGGTGTAGCCTATAATCCTACGGGTCTGTCCCGCTCCCGTTCCGGCATAGATGCTGATGGCTGCCCACTTGTAGTAGTCGTCTGTAGCAACGGCTCCGCTGCGTAGCGTAATTGACCCCGTAGCCCCGGCTTGGGCTGTACCTGTATCGCTCACCATCCCGGTCCAGAAGTTACCGGCATTGGTTGCCGCAGTAGTTGAGTCCAGTATGCGAGCAACGTTTGCCCCGTCTGTTAGGGCAACTGCGTTTGCGGGACGAATAGCTATCGTCTGAGCCACCCAGGCTGCTGAGGTAATAGTGTACGTTCCGGGGTCTTCGCTGGTCGTGCCTTGAGACCGCAACACACTTGAAACTGAGACTCCCGTACTGGCAGCGTTGCTGACGATGTTCGTTCTATCTACGTAGTTTGCCGGATAGACGGTATCCGTGATGCTCCCGTCAGCGTTGGCCTCAATGGCAATGAATAGGCTGTACTGCTTACCCCACGTCGGAGCCGCTGCTGGTGGGTTAGGAGCGGTGCTTGTCCCCGTAGCCGCAGTCCCGGTTACAATCGACTGGGCAAAGCTACTGGCACTGTCGCCGTACCACTGTCCTTTCTTAATGCGATAGACTTGTCCAGCCGCTCGCTGGCTACCACTAGTGGTGAAGCCAACTGTAGTTCCTCCTTCAGTGCCGTCGGCTTTCTTAGCGTAACAAGATAATCGCAGTGAAGAACCATTAGCCGTCGAGTGCAGCTGCGTCCAGCCGGCTGGCGTTGTCACCGTGTCGCTGTTGACGTTTGAGAAGATTGCCAGCAGCAAATCACCAGCCTCAACGTTCGTCGGCATCGAAACGGCGTGAGTAGTCGTCTGCGTGCTAAAGGCTGTCGTCGTAACGTCGGCTACGCGTGGGGCTTGCTCAGGTGTCAAATCGCTCTTAATTTGTGCCGACGGATGTCCCCAGGTAATAACCTTAATGAATTGGTCTTCAATTGCCTTAGTCGCACTATCGACGATCTGCACGTCACCTACTGCGCACTGCATTTCCAGACCCGTAAGCACTAGAGACCAGTTGACGGAGCCTGTACCACTAATGGCTGCTGGGTTGTTCGTAGTGTTGGCGATGCCAGCTCCGTCCTTCCATAGTTTCGTATCGCCGGTAACGGGGGTCCAATCGCCAGTAACCGCAAGGTCAACAACAGCTCGCTTCACTACTGGAAAGGTGATAGTAGCTGTTTCGCCGTATTTTGCTAAGAACTCCAGGCCCATTAGAATCTCCCGCCTAGAAGAATGCCACGAGATAGGCCACGCGGAAGTTTTTCAAGTTGTGGATAAGTAGGTCCGCCTCCGCCACCGGCCGCTTTAAACGTGGCCACTACAATCGACTGCGGTTCAGAGGTGGAAATAGTATTGGTGATCGTGATCCCGGATTGCGTTGACGATACGATCTTACGACTCAACATTAACGCCGTTTGGGAATCTTGAATGTCAATAGTAAAGCCAGTGTCCGCAGTCCAAGTCAGGCTAAAGGTGTTCTCGTATGTACCAGCAGCAATCAGAACTTCGTCTGCCTGGACAGTGCTCAATGAGCCTGAACTGACTGTTGATGCGCCAGAGGTCTTTCCGGTAGCCGTGGCGTCTAGCGGCGCACTTGTATCGACGCCCGAATACTGCGCAACTACAATTCCGCGATACGTGGGAACGCCAGAAAAATTCGCCGTGACAACGTTCGAGGCATTCCCCGTGGCGTTTTTGCAGTACCAAAGTTCATGGCCAACGATCCCATCATTGCTGAGAATGCTGGTGGCTCTGGTCCAAGTGTTACTGGCGGTGTCGGTAAGGGACGATACCCCGGTCGCCGAACTATCATTTCCACGAATTGACGCAACCAACAGGTTGCCAGTCGTGACATTCAGCGCGGCAGCGGCGATTGATCCGCCAGCCGCGCCGGTATAATCATGCCCCTCCGCCGAATTGACAAAGGCAATTGCCATTACGTTCCAGGCGCAATTGAATAGGTGTTGATGGCAGTCTCCACAATCCCTTGAAGTGCAGAGTCTGTAATGCCCAGGTCATTGTCCAGAAATGTCTGATTACCCATCACATGGGCGGTCACTTTCGCTGCATATCCATCCGGGGAAACAATTGCATCGTTCGCCCAAAGCAAACGGTTAGCGTGGTTGGCTGTGTTGCCAGCTTCGTTGATGATGTACACGGCGAATTTCATCACCGCGATCACGCAACGCTGCTGGATAGCTCCGCGACGACTGGCTAGTTGTTCATAGGCAAGAGTCATTTCGTCACTATCTCCGAACAAATGGTCTAGGCAATAGTCAACACGCCGTTGGTGGCGTCAAAGCTAACCGTCAGCGTCTCACCATCGTTGAGGGTGATGCTGCTTCCGTAGTCCCACCAACCGATGAGAGGCTTAAGCGGGCTAGTCGGGGTGGAGTTGTACAACACAACATACCGCAACGCCCCAATCGTCCCACCGCTGGCAGTAAAGACGACATTTGAGCACACCATCTTAAACGTGCCAGTAGTCTGGGCCGAACTACTGATGGTTGCCGCCGTACCGCCCGCTGAGTAGCCGTTACCCGTCCCGATTTCGGTGATGTCGGCCAACACCGCGTTGGTATTGACCGGCGTGGTGTTAGACAGCATCACCTTGAGGGTATCTGCCGACGTGGCTAGGTTGTGGACCTTGTGGGCCAGGTCTTCCACGAATTGCCGAAACTTGTTGAACGCAGCCATGAAGGCGACTCCTGAACTTTTGTGAACCTGAATTTACCCTATCAGGTGTTCACCTGGTCCAAGAGTGTTCACGACTAGGGTTCGGGAGGGGCCGGTGCCTTGGGTAAGTCCGATACGTCCTTGCGTAGCTTTCGGACCCCCGCCGCCACCTCACCCACCTTCTTCCCAATCTCTCCCATTTCGTCAACTTTCTTCCCGATTGCTTTGATTTCCAGGTTGGCGTTGTTCTGAGCTATCGTCAGCATGGATAACCAAAACGCAAACACAAGCACAATACAGCAAAACCCAAACACCGTCCCGATGGCGAGCCTGGAGAGTAAATCCCAGGCCCAGTTTTTATGGTTGTTGTTTAGTAGCCTCGTTTCCGGCTGGTTGGTCGGTTGGTCGGTCATCGGCTTTCTTGTCTCCTTGATCCTCCACAATCTCCGAGTCTTCTGCTCGGTGGTGGTGGTTCTTGTTCTTGAAGTCCCGACTCAACGCCTCTTGCGCATTTTGCATGTGTATGAAAACGTCGCTCGCAACCCCCAACCTAGTTTTGTTCGTGCGTAGGTAACTCGTGCCGGCTTTGACTATCCCCCGCATTCCTTCGTGAACGGCGTGCGTCTTTTGATGAATACAATCAATGGAGTCCGTCAAGTCTTCCACCGCCTTCGCTACCCGGTTATGGCTTTGTATTGAGCTTTCAAACCACATCGGAAGAAACTTGCGAGCCAGCCCGACAAACGTAATCGCTACCCAAAGGATGAGCAAAAGGACACAAGCCAAAAATACAAACGCCAGTCCCCACGTCGCTACCTTGTTGATCCACCAGTCCGCCGCGTCCATAGCTTGTTTAGGTTCCATGCGTGTACTCCTGTTCCTACCACTGAGTGAGGACTATCACTAGCCCCCACCCAGTGGGGACAACCAAACCAACCCTATCGGTGGTAAGGTGGCAAGAGTACGCGCAACACCTTGCCCACTCTCCTCCCGACTCCCTTACCCAAGCAACCAGCTTCCGCCGTGGCCGTCCCGACTGCTCCCAATAGGAGAACCACCAGGAGAACCACAACCAACTTTTGGGTCAACAGTTTCACCATCACGCACCTTCCTCAAAGAAAACAGAACTCACCTACGCCGTCTGCCAAATAATCCCACGCGGGAATACGACTCAGACGACACACCACAAGAGCCGCTCGAACAACCACCCCCGTAAGTGATGCTAGTTTGAGCGGCTTGTACGGGCTTTTGTTTATCGGCCAACAATTTCTCCTGCTCAATCCGCGTAATCTCTGGGGGAGAAACAACGGGGGGAATCACCATGGGCACCGGTGCAGGAGCGGGCGGAATTTGGGCTACCTGAAACCTCGCCAGTTGGTCTTTCAATAGGGAGTTTTCCATTTGGAGCTGGGCTACCAATTGCTTCAAGTCGTCGTTAGTAGTTGCCTGCTTCTTCAGCTCGGTAGTGGTTGCTTGATAGTCGGCGGCGTTCTTCACCATTTGGTCTTGTAGAGTCTTGGTTTGGTTGTCGAAGGAAACCAGTTGTTGCTGAACTTGCCCTAGCTGTTGGAGCAACTGGAAGTTGGCTACTTGCATATCCCCTAGCCCCAGGTTCGTTTCCGGCTTCTTCTCCGGGATAGAGAAGTACCATATGCTTGCTACAATAATCGCCGGCAGTAAGTTTTTCATACCAGGCTCCTCAAATAAGAGAACTTGTAACCGGACCAAGGCAGAACCCGCTGTCCGGGGTTCCGTGTCCCTCCCGCATAGTCACGTAACCGGGTTGGCCTAAGTCGTTGTTGTCCCCCCAGGTTCCCCAGTTGTTGCGGTAACGCATACCCCAGGAACCGGACTCAATCAGGACCAAGTCACCTCCACTGATCACGTGGCTCCACCAATTGAACGCTACCGCAAACGTCATCGGCGGGTCCATCAAAGCCGCTGAGACGAACTCATCAAAGCTGCCCAAAGAGTAGATTTGCAGTATCATGTGATGCGGGCGGTTGCCGAGTACGGCGGAGCTGTTAATGAGGCTCCGGTCGGTGGAGTTGTTAGGCCAAGTCGCCTGGTCGGCGGCTCCGTACTTTTGGAAGAACACCCCCGCGTCCCATTCGTCCCCTCCACTGTAGCCCCCGCTTATCGGCACGGCGGCAGAGCAGGCTGACCAATAGACCAAGGGCAACCCCATAATCACCCGCATGGTCGTCCCAGCGTGGGCGGGGCCGTTAGCCCAGCAGGTGGGCAACCCGTTCTGGTCGTGCGGAGCGAAGTTCTGGAAGTCGCTGATGCGCCGCTTTCTGGACGTTTGCTCATCCAACCTTGCCTTCCAGTCCGTGCGGGGGAAGGTTGGAAAGGTATCCCGAAAAGGCTTAGCCGCTGCCTTATGTAGCAACCCCGTAGTCGTCGGGCGATAGCTCAAAATCCGACGTTCGCCGTTCTGAAGGTGGACCCCAACTGTCGTCCCGTCCCGGAGGGTTTCGTCTTCGTGCCCCAGGAGGGTCTGGAAATTGGTATCGTCAATGATGGTTGGCATAGTTCACTTCTGTAAAAGGGGAGATAGAAGCTTACTAACATCGTCAACCGTCTTGGGAAGCGGAGTGCTGCTCACTCCGGTTTTAGGCGTAGCGGCTATCACGGTGGGCGGGTGGTCCTTGTCAATAGCCTTCCAGGCTCCTTTCACCCACTCCGCGTCAAACTGCGGTTCCGACTTGTTTGTAGTGTCAATCAGCCGGAAGTCGCCCTTGTTAGCATAGGTCCAGTTTTGAATCCAACCGATTACCCCTGGATAGTCCTTTGTCATTTGCAAGGCGTTCGCCGGTGTAGCGTCGTAAGCTACCGCCACCGTGATCGGCGTTCCCTCTGGTACAATGTAGGGGGCCTTAGTCGTAACCGGCAGGCTACACCCTTTGCTGTCCCCAAATATCAAAAACAAGCAGACAGCAAACCCTATCCAAACCCATGGTGGGGTGTTCTTCATTTGGGTTCCCCCGTGGCGATTGGGGGCGGCTCCACCGTCGCGGTTGTAGCCGGGGCCGGGTTGTTCCTCAGAGCGTCTGCGATCACCTGCGCCACGTTCGCTACCGGGTCCACCTTGGGCGGCTTATGGAACACGTGCGGGATAGCCTGTTCCATCAGCTCCTGTCCGTCGGTGCACTGGACTTCACCGAAGTACATATGAAGAGCGGCCAGGGAGTCCAAAGCGGTCTTGGCCGTCAAGCCCGAAGTCTGCGTGTCGGTAGTCGGGGTCTTGCTGCTTTGTACCCAGGTTACCACGCTACTCCAATTGTTGACCAAGAGTACCAGTCCCAACCCGATTAGCCCAGCGACACCCAAGCCCTGTCTCGTTTGCAGGGCTTGGATGATCCACGTTTGCCAATCCATTGTCTCACTCCTTTCTTAAACCTACGACCTACAGAAGAGGGAGACAATTAGGGCTTCTTCAATAGGCCGATGAGCAGCTGAAGTAGCTGCGGGTTGGCCATGAGGAATTGAAACAACTGCGTGAGGATGTCCACTAAGGGACCGCCCATGGGGCCGGCTGCCTTGTCGCCCGGCGTAGCGGAACTCATCGCGGCGACCACCTGAGCCTCCAACGCCTGCACACCGGAGTCCTTGCGTATTTCACCCCAGTCGTTCTCGCTGATGATTTCCGTTGCGACCGCCCGCTTGCCGAACCGGTTGACGGTGCGGTTCACAATGCGCCCGATGGCGTCCCGAATGAAAGCAATGTCGGTCAGGTCGTCCTGAATATCAGGACCGGACGCCAGAATGGTATCCAGAAATTGCTTGTAAGCGACAGCCCGGTCAAAGATGCTCGTGGCCATACAAAATCCTACAGCGGTGAGCTGCGTAGGTTTCGCAGCCCTAGGAACAAGTGGGGGACGCACCTACACGTCCCGGCAACCTTGTTCTATACCCCTATAGAATTGCCTAGGCGGCAGTATAGCCTAGGCTTGGGTTCCTAGTCAAGCCCCGCGTTATTTGACCAGAATTACTGGCTTATTGCGTAGCTGGACCTTTCTTATTGTGTCTTCGGTCCCCCCGGTCCTATCTTTGGCTACGACCGCAATTAGCACATCACAATCATCCGCTATCTTCGTGTTTCTAACAAATCCTGCGTTTTTGCCAGAGTCCCAATTTGGGTAGTGGATGGTAATGGTCAACCCTAGGGTCTTTGCTATCATTTCTGCAAACTTGTCTCCGCCAGTTGGACAACCTCCACTTACTAGCTTGTCCCCTGGCTCATACACCTTCCAAAAGGCAATACAAGTTGAGTGGAAGTCTTGAGGGCGTCTATCTCTACGCCTGCTGCCGACTATCCCAATAGTTTTCATTTAGCAGGTTCCTTCATGAGCCGCCGCAAGTGGTTGAGAAGGGACTGAGCATGCATTGAAAGCCGGTACACGGTCTTCCCTCGCCCGATAGCTCCGCTGGCGGCTGTCGATTGATCGGACTTAACCAGCTGAAGTTCCAAGAGGGTGACAATTGTCTTACGCACTATTTCTTCGGGCTTCCGAATGGTTACGGCTATCCCCCGCACGTCCAAGGTCTTATCGCTGAGGGCTTTAACTACCTCATAGCTTAACCCCCAACAAGTGTCCTCTGCTATGTGGGCTAGTCGCCTTAACACTTCAGCGTCAACGGTAGGCCGGTCCATCACGGCGGCAGTACACGCTCCTAGCTTGTAGAGCTGCTTGCTCAACCGCACATGTAGCTCCTTGTCCGTGCGGTCTTCGTCCCCTCCCGTGGGCCTAGTTCGCATGTAGGCTACCCACAGGCCCAATGCCTCGCAGTCGGAGTCATAGCTTGCCGGCAGCAAGTCCACCATCGGCTCTAGCTTCTTGTCGATGCCATCCCGAATGTAGTTGATGAACCCTGAAGTCTTCCGGTAGGCCAAGTCGAGGGCTTCTGACGTTTTGGGTTGGTCTTCCCCGGCTCCCTTCTTGCGTACCCGCAAAAGGTTCCGCTTGCTCTTGCCTAGGATACCCCGCACCAGATTCCGCTCCGCTTCAATGGATTCCTGCTCATAGATAATACAATCCAGGAACCGGTCACCGGCAGCGGACTTGTTAAGCCTTCTGATAGTCGGCGTACCCGCAATGATGAACGTCGTATTGATTTCGTGGTCGTAGGAAACGCCGTTGCGAAATACCGCCCGTGTTCGGCGGCTCCACATATCCCGCATTTCAGAAAGCGTCTGGGCGCAGTTGGGGCTAGTTAGCAGGGTGTCCGCTTCGTTGATGATTGCGGTCTTACCGTCCATCTGGGAAAACAAGCTGTTGTCCTTCCCGCCCTGGGTAGAACCGCTATGGAATCCCCGGTTGACCGATACGGAGAACGTGTGCTGGATGTTGGTGGAGAAGGCTTCGCACAAGGTAGTCTTAGCCGTCCCCGCCTTACCTATCAACCGTAGCCACACTTGGTCTTCAATCACGTCGGTGCTGGCTACCACGGCCATCATGCTGCTCAAGGCAATATCCATGGCGTCTGTCCAGGTCATCGCCTTGGTCCAGACTTCACGAAACTCTATCCAGTTGGTGCACTCTAGCGGCTCCAGGATAGGCTTAACAACCGGTGTACCGTTCTTCGCGTGTTTTTGTTCATACTTGACGTACCACTCAGGGGGAATCGGTTGGATCAGGCTCAACACCCTCAGTAGATTCTCTTTGTTCATTTAACAAATCCCTAATATCCGTACCGTCAGGAAGAAAGGGGTCATAGCCGTCCTCACCCCAAACAATTGCCTTCACTTCAGAGGCTATCCCCTTTAGCTTAGCTACAGCAGACATCACTCCATTATACCCGGCAGAGTGGACCGGTCGCCCTTTCCGGTCCTTCTTGGGGTGGTCACTATCGTACAGAAAATGAACTTTCTTGTTCTTGAATAAGGACAGCCAATCCAAGGCGAACGTCTCACAGCCAGGTACTGCCACGACGTTACAATGGGCCCAAAAGCTTTTGCTGGGGTCCGCCGTCCGGCCTAGCACGTCGCCCGCCCACTTCCAACCCCGCATGAACTGCTCCCAAAGGATACCGTCCCACGGCCCCTCGCAAATGTAGGCCAAAGGCTTAGCCGGGTTCCAAAACTGAAGCCCAAACAAAGTCTGATCGAGCGTCGCGGTGCTTACCATCCGCCGCTTACCCTTAACCTTCATCCACCGATACAAGTTATCTACCTTGCCCCCTAACCCGTAGCCAGGCAGGATAAACTCATGGTCAATGAAAGACTGCTTGAGACCCCAGCGAGTCAACTGGTCTGCGTGAATCTTCCTCTCAGCAGCTACCTCCAAGAGCACTAAGGGGTCCATCACAGACCGGTCGTACACAGTCCGTATAAACGTGCGTGTGTTACCCTTCTCCCCGCAGATTTTACAATTCCACATCCCCGTTGAGGCGGAGATAAAGAACTTGGACTCAGTAGAGCAGAAGGGGCAAGAGGCGACCGGCTCCGCTACGTTCTCCCACTGTACCTCAACCCCGTGTTGAATAAACGGGCGAATGAACTTGGGGACTTCTTTGTCAAGCTTAGGCACTGGCTTCCTCCCACTCGCTTCGCATGGCCCAATTGGTTAGCTTGTTTGATTCAACCCACACCAACTTACGGTCGCAAGACTCTTGAACCAGGTTGGCCGTGATGTAGGTTTTGCCTTTGACTTCTCCTCCTTGGT